TCAAGGTTTTCATTTTAGATATTCACTCCTTAATAGGCTCCGCGCTTAAAATTTAAGGCGCGGGCAAGTACGCTTTTATAATTGATTTTGTTGCTGCCTTTGATATCAAGGGCCAGCTTAACCGCCATCTGTAATCCGTCCGGGCCGTCATCGTTTTTGCCCATTGGATACTGAAACATCTGCTCAAGAAGTGCTTTATGGCGTTTGCTGAATTTTACATAACCATTTTTAACAAACGGCTGTAAAGATTGAATCCGCGCATCCTTATTTTGGGTGCTGCTGATTTCCTGAATCGGAAGATATTCTCCGGCTTCTGCCGAACGCTGGCGCATGACCTCCGCAAAGTAATATTGAAACTGTACGGTTTCAACGCCGAACCGGTAATAAGGGCGTTTATACTCGCGTTTTAAGCGGCGGCTTGCCTCCAGTGCATCCTCTATAATCTGGTCTGGTTTGCGTTTGGAAATATCCGCAAACAGGACATAAATAAAACCGGTCTGCGTATCCTTCGCAAGCGTAATAATGGCACTGGTATCTGATTTCTTATTCTTGCCGAGGGACGGGTCATTCGCTCCGATAAACAAATATCGCGGGTCGGAAAAGTCCGGCTGCTGTTTTCCTTCATCATCCCAGAAATCAAACCATTCCTCCTGAAAAGTACAGTTCTCCGGGTCGATAGGATCGTTCTGGATTTCACTGTTAAAAGAGGCTTCACCTTCCGAAATCCGAATCACCATCAGGTCATAATAGGAAAGTTTTTCTTCCCATAGGACGGCTGTACCTTCCAGCATTTCTGCACGATTTGCTTCATAAAAGGCTTTAGCTTCCTGCTCGCGGTTCTCGTTTGCAAGGTCGGTATAAATGGATTCCCATGCGTCCCAAAGTTCCGCATTGTCTGCAAAGCTGATTACACCGCGATACTTTACAGCTCTGTAGCTGGGGTTCTTCGCGACATTGGCAAGCAGCGCATCATAGTGCAGCAGCGTGCCGATATAAACTATATCGGTGTAAGTGTCGCCTGCCTTTGATACCGCTTTATAGAACCAGTCCCGCAGCTTCCTGCGTTGGTCTGGAGTGTTGACGTTTTCATCATTTTCGAGGTCGTCGCAGACAATCAGGTCAGGACGCCACTGTTTATGACGGCGGCCACGGATTTTCTTGCCGGAACCAATCGCCTCAATTTTCACACCGTTGGAAAGCAAGATAACTGATGCTTTCCAGACCCGGCCCTCCAGCGTGCCGAAGTCTTCCAGAAGTGCCGCATTTTCTTCCAGTTCGGTTTTGATATCGGTTAAAAATCCCTCTGCCTGCTCCGAACTGTCCGAAAGAATAATTTCATAATGCTTGTAGGCGTAAACTGCTGCATGAATGGAATCCTTAAAGGTAAAGGTCGTACTTTTGGCATGACCGCGCGGCGCTTCAATGACGCGGCGGCAGCCGTCTGCACGGCTGATTTCCTTTGCAGATTGATACGGGTCGAGGCCCTTCATCACACCGTCCCGCCAGATGCAGTCCAGCTCCGTATGGAAAGACGGAGAGTCCCGGACGAAATAATGCGCGAGGTAGGCCCGCCCGAAATATTCAAGGTCGATTGCACCAAGCTGCCGCCGCAGGCCCTTTTCTCCGGTCAACGGTTTGCTCTTCTGGAAGTCTGCCAGCAGCTGCGCCCGGCGTTCCGGGAAGCCGTTTTCGCGGACAACATATTTGAGAAAAAGCTCGCGCTGATAGTCCCGGTTTGCGATAGTTTCGCGGTCTTCCGGCTCGGCAAGACGTTCCAGATAATCGGCAAGGTTAATCTTCGTCATCAGGCAGAACCTTCTCTCTTGCGCGTGCAAGTACGTCATGCAGTTCGCCGGAAAGTTCCGGATGCTGGCGGATTGCGTCCATCAGCTCGGCCTCCATCTGGTCAAATGCAAGCTCGGCTTTCTTCTTGAGTTCGGCGCGGGTACGCTTCTCATAAGTTGCATTTCGTGATATGGCAGCAATCAGCCGACCGGCCTTATCCAGCGGGATTTCGGCGTATTCATCCTCGGCAGTGCTGACCCGCTGAATCAATCCATCCATAAAAATCATAGAGGCCGCTTTTGTATAGTCAAGGTCAGGATGCTCTTCAACCGCTTTGGCAATCGCCTGCGTCCGCTGGAGCGTTTCAGCTACGCGCTGCGCCGCCGTTGTGCTGCGGATCGCATAGCGCCCAATAGCCGACCGGCTGATTTCAAAGCCCTCCGACTTGAGCCATGCAGATAATTCCTCATAGGTGTTTGCAGTATCTGTGAGCCGCAGATCAAGCTGGGTGCGGACATCAACCGGCAGTCTGTCAATGGTGGAGCTGATTCGGGTACGCCGCCGTGGTTTACCGCCGATTGCTCGCAGCGGGGGCCGGTCAGACATCGACTCCCGGGTCTTGAATCGTATCCTCCAGCAGGTCAACACCCTTGCGCGTCAGTTTAATAATGCCGTCCTTTGCATAGACGTTGTAGGCGTGGATATTCTTGCCGGTGAATTCGATATAACCCGCCTCCGCGAGGTATTCAAGATATTTACCGATATCCGGGTTGTAAATCTGATTTTCAGCATACAGGGCGTTGCTGATCTGCTTTACAAACAGCGTATTGTTGCTGCCCTTTGCAAGCGACCGCAGGATATAGCCCCGGATAGTTTTATTTTTCTTCACTTCCTGCTCGGTCATTTCGTCCAGAAATGCCATGGTATCAGCCCTCCTTGTCTAAAAGCCGGTAGGTCAGCCGGTTTAATTTATCCTCAATCCGGTTCATGACACGGATGCTGTCCTCCCGCGTCTCGAAAACAAGCGGAAGATTGACTTGCAGCTCGTTCAGCTTGTCTTCGACTTTTTCGATATGGTCGGCGTTTTGCTTATCCGCGTTTTCCAGATTGGCGAGCGTCTTTTTCATAAAGTACGTCAGCGCACCAACAACGAGCGTGCAGAGCAGGGAGGCTGCCGCGCCAATGACTGCGGTGACTTGTACGATATCCATATGGAGCCTCCCTTAATGTGCACTCTCATTCGTGGGAATGCTTTCAGAAAGCATAGCAAAGGGGTCATTCTGCTTAACCTTCAGGACTGCGTCTTCAATGCATTTCGTGAGGTAATCGTCGAAGCTGCCAAGGGTTCTGGTAATCGTGGCCTGTGCCTCCGGTCCGACCGCCGCCTTGACTTCATCGAAGACCGTTTTGCCGAGTGCAAGCAGTTCCTCGCGATCGGCGGTGCCGTTCTTCACATTCTCACGCAGTGCCTTTGCTGTGGTCTGCTCCATCGCACCGACCGACAGTTCGGCAAGCTGCCGTACATCGTCCAGCGCCGTATCAAGCGTCCAGCGCGTGCGCTCGTTTCGGAGCTGCGCGGTCTGCGACTTAACCTTTGTCGCGCAAAGCCGGATAAAATAGATGCCATACGCCCCAGCAAGGGATACGACCGCCAGCATTGCATCCGTCAACAAAGTGTTTGCCGCGTTCTGAATCGTTCCTGTTTCCATGATTTCTGCCTCCTTTGGACTAAAAAATATGAGTACAAGCTGAGCTTGTACTCATAGATTACTATACCCTTTCGGAAATGTCACTCGGAAGCATTTCCTAGATTATTGTTTTTTTTCAACGTCTTCAAAGAGGTTTATTTGCCCTTCTATGAAACCGTCTCCGCACATTTGGCGGACGCGGCGCTCCGTCACACCATACTTTTCCGCAAGGGCAGCATGATTGCAGCCATTAAATTCTGTTTTAATATGGGCGTCACGGACGGGACGGAGCAGGCTGTCTGCTAATGGTATGTAAATTGTCAGCCCACCAACCACACGTGCCAGATTATAAAAGTTTTCCGTGCCGATTGCTCCGGCAATCTGTTGATACAGTTCGCTCGGAAGCATTTCCGGTGTCAGTTCCTTAATCAGATCGTCCATGCCGCACCCTCCTTTGCTTAGCCAGGGACTTCCGTAAACAGATTACCTAAGATTCCAAACAGCTCGCCGATCGTAACATTTTGTGAAAGCCGCGCTTCCCAATAGTCCGGTGAATTGATAACGCCCGCTTCTGTCAGGGTTTGCAGGCCGCTGCGCTGCCAGTCCGGGACGGCAGGGGACTGCGGCGGTTTCGGCTGCGGCACAGTTTGTGCGATAAGCTGCGAAAGAAGCGTCAACACACTTGCACCGTAACCTTTGCCGGGATAGGCCCAGCCTGCACCGCTCGGATTATCTGCTGCGCCCAGCCATTCTGCATAAGGTGCGCTGCCGCGTGTAACCAATCCAAAACGCGGATCAACGCAAGGGTTTTTCAGCGGTTCGGTGGAGGCGTAGGCTTTCAGGTGTTGGATTTGTGCGCGCACGCCGGTTAGTGCATTCGGGAAGGTTGCAGCTTGTCCGGCAGCGTTGCCGTTCAGTGCGCCGATCCCCGCAAAATTATTCTGCCCCGGCTGGACGATGCCGCCGAATCGGAAGAAGCCCGTTTCATGCAGGCTTTGTGCAAAAGCTACATCACCGCGCACGCCCTCGGTGGCTCCTTCTATTAAGTACATTTGCGCCAGCGCTTCAAGGGAACAGCCGGTAATCTGCGGCGCAGGATTGCGGCTTCGGCAGAAAAGTGCCATCTGCTGGGCGGTGGCCTGTGCTGTACCCATGATTGAAGTTCTGATTTCAGGCACAGTCTGTACGTTGAAATAACCTGCAAGCAGATCAGCTTCTGCTTCTGCCAGCCTATCCAAATTTTCATCTATGGACAGCCATTTTGCGGCGGCAGTGTTCGTGTGGAAGCTATGCTCGACCAGCAAGTAAATCGGCACACCAGCCGCACGAGCACCGCGAAGAACGCCGTAATACTCCCCGCCTGTATTGTTCCTGCGGGTTGCTGTACGGCCCTGCTGGCGGGTTCCCATAAACTGGCCGATTGCCAGCGCAAGCGCACGGGCCAGCGTGTCCGCATTGTTTTGATTGTCGTAAGCGCGGTAAACAACAGGATAATCAACGCTTTCCGTATCGCAGGCGTTGGAATGCAGGGAAAGGAACACATCGCAGCCCTTTGCCGCTGCACCGCGGGCGTATACGTCCATAGGCGTGTCGATAGCTGCTCGCGTGGTTACGACTTCAAAGCCGCGTTGCTCAAGTGCCGTCTTGAGTTTGAGGTGCAGTTTCCAGACCATGGTACTTTCATAATAGGTCTTAACGACCGGGCTTTGGTTGTAGGTGCTGCCGATGTGCCCCGCGTCCAGACGAGGCTGAATAATTAACTGTGTAAATGTCAATAATATCCATATTAAAAAACAAAGGAG